TACGAAAGCCACGTTTACCTTGATAATCAGACCATGTCATTTCATATGGAGCACCAAGATAGTTGATGTTACCATATTCAGATGGATGGTGGAAATGACCAGAATAAACTTGTTCATAACTACCAAACAATTCTTTAGTTAGACCATGATCACAAATCGCACCCTTCAGCATTTCAAAACCAATAATATCAAAGTGACCCATACATATATGAGCACTTGATTTACGTATGGCGTCTAAACATACTTCAGAATTTGTTTTCGTAATCCATGGTACCATTATAACATTAGTTGACCCAAATGTCAACTCAACAGGTTCTTCACGATATATGTTGAAGTTTGTATACTCTTGGAGTAACAAGTTCATTGAGTTAACTTCATTTGTGTTTGTATAATATACGGAGTGATTACCTACAACTGCATGGTATTCAATGTCACGCTTTTGTAGTTCATCAAAGAAAAACTTTTTAGCCCTATCAAGTGTAACATAATTGATGTACTTACGACGGTCAAAGGTATCGCCTAGATCCAATACTGTTTTAATGTTATGTTCATCTAAATGTGGAAAGAACACTTCATTAAAAAACTTTTCTTGATGATCCAGAAATACCTTAGAATCGCCACGCACACCGAGATGCATGTCTGTAATTATAGCAACCTTCACTCTTTAGATTCCTCTTCATTAGCCGCTGCTTCGATTGATTCTTTCTTTTTCGCTTTATCTTTTGCAATCTTATCTTCGTAATCTTGAACAAACGAATTCATATAATCAACATTGGTATTAAGATTTAAATTTACTTCATCACCAGAATATGTACCGCCTGATGCAACCATAACTTGTGACGATTTAAAACGAATATACATTTGCTTTTTCTCTTTTTGAATACGTCTTAAGAATGCGTACCAAATAATTTGAGTAAAGTATGCAAATGGATTAGAAGACTTTTCAGAATTAAAGTTACCCATATATAATAGACAATTTTCAATACCATCTGAAATCATATCATCTTTATATGAATATCCACTAAAGTTTGGTTTTGTCGCAAGTCTTGTTGCGATTTGATAGATGCACTTACCGATATAGTCTGGACACCTTGGTTTTTCGTCACCGGCATCTTCTGCTTCGGTACACGCTTTTTTATATGCAATTAATGCTTCTAAAAAGTCTGCATTGTTAACATAGTTTCTTTTAGCTCTTTTTGCCATATGGTCAGCCAACCTCCTTATTAATTAATGTAACTTGTGTTCCATAAGCCCAGTGACCATTATCAAAGTCAAATACACACCAGTCTTTTAAATCGTCTGAAATAGATAACACATCTTCACCATACTTACCACCATCTTTTGTAATTTCCATCGATGTAATTCTAGCAAGACCATGCCGAGAATAAGCCAAGTCACCTACTTTAATCATTCTATTATTCCTATCTGATTCTATATAATAATAACATAGTAATCGCGTGGTGTCAACTAAAACTTTTTTCAGTACTACTACATTTTTCTATTGACATCACTATTTAGGTATGGTATAATAGACTTATGTCTTATAAACAATATTATATGTTCACCGTATAAATCTTTACATTAAACTGCTCGGACCCATATATTTCAATCCGTTTCCTAAAATGTTGTAAAGTATAATTCTGGTAGGCACCAACACTCAAATCATCAGCAATATCGTAAAGCGTAGCTTTATCGGCATCGTTGCCCTTTCTTAGGGCACGGCCGATTGATTGGAGTACTTTCACTTCCGATTTAGATCCAGATGCGAATATAACATTATCAAGTTTCTTTAAATTAATTCCAGTTGAGAATGTACCAAACGACGCAAGGATATCATGTTGTTTAATAGGATCGTTCTCAATCATATGGCGAATTCTTTCACGTTCTGTGCCTTTTGTTGCACCATAAATGAAATGTAATTCTCTACCTTCTGTTCTTAACATTGGCTCTAATATTTTACCATGTTTTTCAACTAAGTCAAATAGAACCAAATTGTTTTGATCTTTGAGTGACCACAATAGATTTCGTATGAATATATTTCGCTTCTCGTGGTTCGTTATGTATTCTCTTTCAGCAGGATACTTTTGACTTGTATTTTGTACTTTACTTATTGCCTTTTTAAACGCTTTTCTATTTTCAACGCTATGAGACAATACAATTGCTTTTATATTAAAGTCAGCAATAGTACCGTCATCCATAAGATCTTTAGTAGATACATGCTTACGAACAGAACCAAAGCAGCCTTCAAGGACCAGTCTATGCGTTTTGCTCTCTTCCGATTTTAACGTACCGGTAAATCCATGTCGATAATAACATTCGTCAAGCCCTCCCATAATTTTTTGTAATGATTTCGCTTGGAATAAATGTGCTTCATCTCCAAGTACTACTTTAAATTGACTAAACCAATCTTTCCTTAATTTAATAAGAGACTGCCAAGTCGATATAACAATAGGTGCATCTGTGTTTTTATCAATACCACCTTGGATTTTATATATGTGAGATGGATCACAACCATAATCAATAAAATCGCCAGCCATCTGATGTACTAATGATATCGTTGGAACAATAATCAAAGTACGATGTTCAAACGCTCTATAATAATGCTGCTGAATTAAATAAATGATAAGTGATTTACCAGATGATGTTGGTGATAAAGATAAAGAACGACTATCACGTATGGCATCAACGATATATTGATTCTGATAATCACGAGGCTCAAACTTACAGTTTACTTCCTTAGCAATCTCATATCCATAATCGTCAGGAACTTTTTCGCCTTCCATCAAATGTGCAGGAGCATTTAACTCATATCCACGATCTTCACAAAACTTCCGCAGCTTACTAAATAACCCTACATAAAGTACAGGTTTGAGTGGTTGGAAAATACGAATCCATCCGTCCCAAATTCTATTCTTATATGAAGGGTTAAACTGGAATCCGGCGGGTTGAAATTTGAAGTAAGCTTCTAATTCAAACTTAACGCTTGACTCTGTATTGATTTTCAAATACACTGCGTTGATTTGCTCAACGTTAATCACATCAGACATAATATAACCTTACACTTTAATCAGTTTTCTTAATACTATTTATATAGTCTATCCGGTCCTCGATTTCTTTACGTTTGTCGAGTAGAATAACTGGTTTATAAACTGGTGTGATAGGCTTAATAAGAATCTTAGTAATCTCCGGCTTGGAACTTCATCACTGCTATAATATTATTAATAATGAAGTTACGACTATGAATTGTTTTAACAATATCTTCAAGGTAATTTGCCCTGCAGCTATGATAATCAATTTTTAAACTTAATTTGATAATATCAGGATCAGCTTGGATATACTTATCCATATCTTGACGTATGACTTTTTTCTGAAAAGGTTTCCATCCAAACTCACGTAAATCTTCTTCAGCCATAGATCCGTCAATCCATTCTCGTTTGTTCATTTCAAGTATTTTATAATCATACCTAAGCTTCTTAACTTTAAGCGCTTCTTTATAGTACATGTTATAGTATTTAGAATGGAGCTGCGGAATCTTTTTTGCTTCTTGTGCCAATTGAGTTTCATCAATTTTGGCATCACCAGCCCAGATTTCACTAATGTCTTCAGTACTCATGTTAACCTCTCATAATGTATATAGTTATAATTCTATCACAGTTTTGTTAGAATGTCAACCAATTTTTGTATGAGTAAACCTGTCGTATCTGAATACCATCGACGCTTCTGGGTATACGATATCCTGTTGTGTTACGTCTAAAGTAATCTGACTTAACGATACTGGAAAGCAGTTTAAAAACGTAAATGATATGTTAGGATTTTTGTGGCTATTTAATATAGTGATAGAAATATCAGAAACAATTCCATCGTCTGTTTTACCTAATTTAGCAAACTGAGCAAGTTCTACTGGAGACGTAATAGATTCTATCCAATCTAAACATTCAAAATAATTTGCCATGTTTTCGTCTACGATAAAGCTTAGATCTAATTCTTGGTACAATAACTTATCAGGAGTATTATATAAAGTACTTAGAGGGTTTGGCGTTTCCGCTGCACCAGCACTTACACCCGGAACTTGCATCCTTTGAGTAAAGAATTCTACGTTAGGTAATCGTTTGACATTGACTGTAAAACCAATAGGAGATAAAAAATTAGTGTTCATTGGATCATTTTCCTGTTTACATTTGTTTAGAACTGTGGTAGTATTTATCTAAATAGGGTTTACTGATTCTAAATAAATAGTATTCCCAGCAATAACAAAGGAAGATTGCATGGATGATCCTTGCGATGATAGCACACACTGGATAGGTTATATATAATATAGCGAAATAATGGAGCTTTTGAATGAGTAATGACTTTAGAATTTTAACAGCACGTCAACACGTTAGAGAACGTATTGGTATGTACCTTGGTTCAAGTTCTCAAGAATCGGTTGAACGTTTTGTGAAAGGCGAATGGAAAACATCAAAGTATGTACCTGCGCTTTCTAAAATGATTGACGAAATACTTGATAACTCGATTGACGAGGCAATTCGTACTAACTTTAAACATGCGAATAAAATTGATGTATCTATTAATATGGATATGGTAACCGTTACTGATAACGGTCGTGGTATTCCACAAGATGAGATATACGACGAAACCAGTAAGGAACAAATCCTTCGACCAGTGGCTGCTTGGACTCGAGTAAATGCCGGTACATCGTTTGATGATGAACGTGTAACAATCGGTACTAACGGTGTCGGTTCAGCTGCTACCAACTTTCTTTCATCAAAGTTTACTGGTAAAACGTGGTCAAAAGGTAATCAGATTATGGTTACTTGTAAAAATGGCGGCGAAGATGTTAAAGTTACTACACGAGATAAGAATGGTTCTGGTACTGAAGTATCGTTCGTTGCAGACTTCGATTGTTTTGAAACTGATTGTCTTGCCAACTTGGATACTATTGAATTACTCGAAGATCGTTTAATGAGTCTACAAATGGCTTTTCCTGAAATCAAGTTCTCTTTCAATAAGAAAAAGATTTCAGTATCCGATATGAAAAAGTATTCAGCATTGTTTAATCCAAATGTTGTAATTGAAAAGTCTGAAAACGTTTCATTCTTCTTTACTACATCAGAGGATGGTTTCCGAACTAACTCTTTTATTAATGGTGTGAATACTCGAATGGGTGGTACATATGTTGATTTCGTAGTGAATGGTATTGTTGACGAATTGGTAACAATGGTCAAACGTAAATATAAAGTTGAAGTCGCAAAGAATACTATTAAAGGTGGATTAACCTTTGTACTATTCGCTCGTAATTTCGTTAATCCAAAGTTTGACTCACAAACTAAAGAACGTCTAACAAATCCAATGACTAACGTTCGTGAGCACTTTCAAGGTGCTGATTGTAAAGACTTCCAATTCTATGCTCGTAAGATTATTAATAATCCAGATATTATTGATCCAATCATTGAGGCTCAGTTGGCTAAAAAGATAGCAGCCGACAAACGAGCAGCCACGATGGCTCAGAAAAAACTTCAACGAGTTAAGGTTGCTAAACATATCTCAGCAAATCGAAACGATGCTACATTAAAAATCGTTGAAGGTGACTCAGCGATGGGCTTCTTGTTAAAAGTAAGAGATGCCGATAAAGTTGGTGCTTACCCTCTCCGAGGTGTGATTATGAATACGTGGGATATGAAACCTGCTGATGTACTTAAAAACAAAGAGTTGTCAGAATTGGTTAATGTTCTTGGATTAAATATCAATGATCCAAATAGTGTTGATGATATGACATATGAGAATATTGCTACACTAACTGATGCTGACCACGATGGTATTGGTCATATTAGTCCGCTGCTTATTGCTTTCTTCTATAAGTTTTGGCCACGTTTGTTAACTGAAAAACATGTAAAGATTACTCGTACACCAATTATGATTTCATCTAAAGGTGATAAAGTCGAGTGGTTTTATAACTATGAAACAGCATCTAAGTTTAAGACTGACAATCAAGCAGGTTGGAAACATCGTTACATTAAAGGTCTCGGATCACTTACCGAAGAAGAATATGACGTGATTATTAATAAACCACAATATGATACTGTAACAGTTGATGATGCTTCCATATTCCAAATGATGTTTGGGAAAGATAGTTCTTTACGCAAAGAATATATGTTTGCATAATGTTTATTGACATTACGTTAAAAGTGTGATAGAATACTATAGAATCAAAAAGGACAATACTTTATGAGTATATTAGAATTTACTAAGGATGACGTTAATACTAATGATTATCCAATCAGCCACGTAGCTAAAAACGAATGGCTTTCATTTGCCATGTACACGGTTGAATCACGTGCCATTCCAAATATGATTGATGGTTTAAAACCAGTTCAACGTTTTTATCTTTATAGTTCTCTATTGAATTCCAAAAGAGATTTTAAAAAGGTATCAGCAGTTGCTGGTATCATTTCAGATTATGGATATAACCACGGTGAAGCATCGGCTGCAGGTGCCGGTCAACTTATGGCAGCTACATGGAACAACAATGTTTGTTTGGTTGAAGGTAGAGGTTCTTTTGGTACTCGATTAGTACAGGAACCCGGAGCTGCACGTTATGTTTATACTCGAGTTCATAATAACTTTGAAAAATACGTTAAAGATATGGATCTATCACCAGTACACGATGATCCTGAGCATGAGCCTCCTTCATACTATCTACCAGTAATCCCTCTAGTATTGGCTAACGGAACTAAGGGTATTGCTACTGGATTTGCTACCAACATCCTTCCACGGTCCCCTAATGATCTCTCTCGTGCAGTTCGTGAATATTTGCTGAACGGTAATATAGCGAACAGGCTTCCAGTGTCATTCCCTGAATTTGGTGGTTCTGTCACGTATGATATTGAAAACAAACGCTTTATTGTGAATGGCACCTTTGTACGTAACAGTAAGACAGTACTAACCATTACTGAAGTACCATATGGGTATGATCGTGAGTCATACGTTAAAGTATTGAATAGATTGGAAGATGACAACGATATCGTCTCTTATGAGGACAAATGCGATAAGCAAGGTTTTAAGTTTGAAATCAAGTTAAAACTGGCTTCAGCAAATGCTTGGACAGATGAACGTATTATTCGTAAGTTTAAACTGACTAAACCGTTATCTGAAAACCTTACGGTAATTGATGAGAATGGTAGACTACGTGAGTACGAAGATGAACGTGATTTAATTAAAGACTTTTGTGAATTCCGTATTGGTGTATTACAAAAGAGAATTGAATTGCGATTGGTTGAAGCTGCCGAGGAAATTCGTTGGTTAAAAATTAAAATGCAGTTTATTCAAGCTGTTCTTGATGATAAGATTAAGTTTAAAAACCAAAAGAAAAAAGCTGTTGGCGTACAAATCCTAGCTAACACTGAAGCAACTGATGCCGATGTAGACCGGCTGCTTCGTATTAACATTATGAGTTTGACTGACGAGATGGTCAAAGAACTTGCTAAAGAAATCGCAAAGGCTGAAAAGGATGTTCGTTACTGGACAAATACAACGCCAAAGAAACAGTTTATTTTAGATTTAGAAGGAATTGAGTAATATGTTTAATATGTTTAAAAAACCACTTGCCGAAGAACCCATGGAAATGGATATGGACTTTGTAACTGGTTTAACACAAAACCCAGTTCAACCTGAGTTAACATTAGAAGAATCATTTGACCTTGTCTTAGACAGATTAGATTCTATTGAGTCAAAACTTGACATACTGATTGAAAAGAACTAATGTATTACTCAACCTACGGTAAACCAAAAAAAGTATCAAATCCTTTAATGGATAAGATGGTAGTATTTGCAGCCGACTTTTTAGAGATTGATGAAACAATTGAGATTGACTTTGAGGACGACTTTGACGAAGAGTGTGGTTACTGTAATTACAATGAGGAAGGTATTACCATAGGTATTAAACCAACATTAAGTAGAACTGAAATATGTAAAACTCTATTCCACGAAATGGTACATGCCAAACAATATATTAAAGGCGAACTTATTTCTGGCGTAGGAAAGAAACCGTCGCGTTGGTTTGGTAAACCAATTAAAGGAGATAACTATTGGGATTTACCGTGGGAACGTGAAGCATATGAAACTGAAGCTGCCATGTGGGCAATTTTTTCAACTGAAATACTAAAGAAAAGACTTAGATGATTATTGACGTATACATTTCTGAAGACTCTGCTCTAAATGATCTTGCAGCTCGGTTCGTTAAATGGATATGCAAAGAGTATGGAATATTACCAAGAAAAGTTTCTGTTGAGGCACATGATTTAGTTGGAAACAATGGTATGTGCTTTGACGAGCCTGATGGTAAGTTTACTATATTAGTAAAAGACAATAGAGATCTTGGTCATATGTTTACAACGATTGCTCACGAAATGATCCATGTCAAACAATATATGACTCAAAACCTTGGACGTTTACTAGACGAAAACGTTGATATGCCATATGCAGATCGTTGGTGGGAAGAAGAAGCTTTTTCAAATGCAATTCCGTTAGTGACAAGATTTACTAATTTAATTGCACTTTAACTATTGACATTTGATATAGAATCAGTTATATTAGAATCAACAAATAAAGGAATTACACATGTTTTTTGCAACGATAATTATAGGGTCAACTCTTGGAATGTTAATTGGAGCACAATTCATTAGTGATACTAAAACTCCTGAAGGAGAACTTGGTATGCTTGCTTGGGCCCTAGTTGGTGTTATCGCAGGTTGTTTAGGTGCAGCTTTTTTAGGATTTGTGTAAATTAACTGTTGACATTCTTTATAGAATCAGTTATATTAATTAAATAAACAAACAGAAAGAGAATCAATATGGCTTCAATTAATCTAACATTCTTCGAGCAAACTGCAAGACAAAGACGTATCGCTGCATTTGGTCGTAAGATGATGAGTTTTTCGGAAGATGGATTGAATATGAATGTACCTTTAGAAATTCTAAATGCTTTCTCACGTATCGGTGAGGAAATGGCTGAAACAGGCTCAATGAAAAATCTACTACCTGTAGATATTCAAGTTATTAAGTATGCACGGAAGGTTTTATAATGAATATTGATTACTCACCATCTTTTGAAGATATGCTAATCTCTGATATTAGAGACTGGGGTATAGATAACATTGAGGATAGCTTCTCTATGTCGTTAACTGATTTAACAGATAAATATTGGGATAACAAAACTTCCGTTTGGGAAGGTAATGAACTTGACCTTATTTTAGAAGCTGAAGGGTCAGAACCAATCGTTGATTTAGAAACTACATATGGAGAACAACCTTATGAATAATAGTTTAAAGAATACTAGTGCGGCAATTGCTTCACTAGTTCTAGTGACCGCACTGGCGGCGCCTACCATATCTATGGCTGAACAACCAAGCAAAGTGCGAGTTGTTGATTACAATAAGACCATAGTAACATCAGTACCAAGTACACAAGAGGTCTGTGAAAACGTTAAAGTACCTATCTACTCATCTGTGACTACACAAGGTGATGCAGGTGGTGGCGCCTTACTCGGTATGATCCTCGGAGGTATCCTTGGCAAAGGGGTAACCGGAGATGATGGAGGGGCAGCCGCCGGTGCGGTCTTAGGAGGAGTTATTGGCGCGAATGAAGGTCAAACTCGAACAGAGCAACGCATTGTTGGATATGAAACCGAACGTCAATGTGGAACGCGCACTACATATGTTAACAAAGAACGCGAAGTATATAGTCATTCTATTATTCACTTCCGATCTGGTGGACAAGAATACGCTCTAAGGTTTCAACGTTAATGGAAATATTAATCTATAACATTATCTTTTGGACAATATATATTACAGTAGGATCAATTCCTTACATGATAATACAAAAGGAAATAGACAAATAAATGCCATACATATTACTTCGCAACAAGAGTGTGGTTCAGCATATTATAATGGTTGGACCAACAAACGATAACTTTAGAGAGTCAAAAGTAGTTGACTTAAAGTTTGAAACATTAGAGGCAGCCAATGAGGTTGCTGAAGTTTTGAAAGCTAAAGTAAAAGCAGCATAGGTTCCTTAGCTCAGCCGGATTAGAGCAAGTGCCTTCTAAGCACTAGGTCGTAGGTTCGAGTCCTACAGGAATCACCAAATCAATAATGGAACGTAGCATAATGGTAATGCATCGCTTTTTGGTAGCGCAGAGTATAGGTTCGAGTCCTATCGTTCCAGCCAAATAATAGGAAACAAAATGTGGGTATTAGTCTTTATATATTTTTATGACTCAACACCATACGTAGAAACATATGACGTATATACTTCAATGACTGAATGCTTTAGAGGTAGAGAAGCATTGGCTGATGAAGTTGGAAAAGGCGCTGGGTATTTTAAACCCGGACAACAAGCAGTTTGCATAAACCTTCAGTCTACATAGAGACTGTTAGCCCGCGTGATGGAATTGGTATACATATTTGACTTAAAATCAAAGTTTTGCCGGTTCGAGTCCGGCCGCGGGTACCAATACAGGAGAACGACGAATGCCAATTAAATTTGATACTGGGTACTGTTTAATAGAAACGGCGTCGTCTTGATTCCCTCCGAGCACGGAATAATGTGGTTGGCCATTCACAATCTTGGTACTTACATAGAATCCGACATGCCCTTGCCACCCACTATTCCCACGTGTAAAAATGACTACATCGCCTTGCTGAGGTTTATTAACTGGGTTTCCCCACTCTAAAAACGAACGAGCCATTAACGGATATTGGCTTACTTCAGAAGAAGTAGGGTGTCCGTTTTGCTCTAAAATCATATTGACAAACGCTGCACACCACTCAGTTGTTACAGGATCTACACCAAGTAATTGGTAAATAATATTACGATCTTTTACTTCTTCGAGTTTATGGTATGCAAAGGCTTTGTGAGTTAATGTATGTTTAGTAGGGATGTGTACGTGTTGTATAGGAACATTCTCACCTACACATCCTGACAAAAATAATAGTGTCGTAATTATAATAAATACATTTTTCATACAAGGTTATTTATAATGAAAGTTTTAGTTACAGGCGCAACGGGTTATATCGGATCACATGTTTGTTACAAACTGAAACAAAATGGACACTATGTTGAAGGCTGGGATATTAATTTCCATGGTGAGTATAACGACGTATCTTTTATTGACTTGTTTGAAAAGGTAGACATTACAAACATAATGTATAATGAACAAAAGTTTGATGCCGTTGTTCATCTTGCTGGTAGAAGTATAGTACCACAAAGTCTTAAAGAGCCATCTGAATATTATAGAGTAAATGCAATGGGTACTGACCATTTACTTAAAAAAGTTAAAACACCAAACTTTATATTCGCCAGTACTAGCTCGGCATTTGAAATGGCATCGCCATATGCTCGTAGCAAAGTAGCAGCTGAGGATATAATTAAGGAGAAAGCCAATGGGCACACTATTTTTCGCTTTTATAATGTTTCTGGCACTAATGGGACATTACGGCAGCTCGGTGTTCCAAGTCATCTTATTCGCGTGGCTAGTTTGGTTGCTCACGGACAATTACCCGATATTAAAATCTTTGGCACAGACTACCCTACTCGTGATGGGACTTGCATACGTGATTATATACATGTTAGTGATCTTTGTAGCGCTATCGTAAAAGCAGTAGAAACCGGTCCAACAAATACACCATATGAATGCCTTGGTTCTGCGCAAGGGTATTCGGTATTAGATGTAATTGATTCAATGGAAAGAGTTACTGGTAAAAAACTTAAAAAGGTTTTAACAGATAGAAGAGCAGGTGATGCAACTTCATGTATTGTTGATAATTTATCGGAATTGTGTGAGCTTACTAAAACACTTGATGATATGTGCCTAGACCAATATAATCTAGCTTAGTGTACGACTCCCAATGGGAGCCATACTTTTTAAACAGCGAAGCTTTCGCCACAACCACATGATGCAGTTGCGTTAGGGTTTACCACCTTCAAATAAGATCCGCCAAGTTCCTCGATGTAATCAACTGTACATCCAAAAACAAACATTTCTGCCATTGGGTCAAGCCATAAGTTATCAACGGTCGCTTCCTTATCGGTAACTCCCCACTCATACTGAAATCCAGAACAGCCACCACCTTTTACATTAAGTGATACATTTGGCTTACCGACTTTCTTTAAATAGTCTTTTGCTCTATCAGTGACATTTAAAATCATTCAGATTTCCACATAGTCCAAGCACCCCAAGCAATCGCAACGCCTGCTGCAATTTTAGCCAATGGTGCCATAAATAAAATCATAAGACCAAGCGCAATACACACTCCGCCGTCCCATGTGGTTCTTTCTTTTAGTCTGTTTTTAATCCAGCTCATTTTTTTGTTCCCTTCTGTCTAATAATCTTAGTATTAGATTTGGTTTCTAAGTGTTTTAGACGCATTTCCATATCGTCAATCTTTTGAGTGATTTTTGGATACTTTTTACGCCAAGCATTTTCCGGCTGCTCTAACCATGTCCAACCCCAACGTTCAACCAAGAAATCCATTCCTCTATCAAATCGAGCGTATAACCATAAAGCCATTCGCGTGGTGCTGAACCATGTCGAAAACGCGAGTCCAATAATAGACCCGCCTATCGCAGTATAGATCCATAAACGATCTCCTGCCATATTAGATAACATTTCCCACATTATTCATTTCCCTTTGTATATTTACAATAATGGTTCATACCATGATCGTATGCTCCATCAAAAGGCATTCCTTTTTTCAGTGCCCTCCAACGACCTCTCCATTGGTCTTTAACTCGTTGCCATTTGGAAGCTTTTCTAATTTTTCCGTAGTAATTGATATAACGCGGAGCGGTAGTATGTCTATACCCGAGGAATGCGAACGGTACTTTTGGTACGATATCATTATTGTTGACATGCCGATAGTGAGGAATATGATTAAAGCTTTTAACAAATTTTCGTGTTCCTGCTCTTGGAGATCCATATGTATATAACGCATCACATACGTCAGGCAGTCGGCTCGCTGCAATAGTAGCCATTGCTCCACCAAGTGAATGCCCAGTTATATAAAACATCTTTCCTTCTAATTTCATTTTTGCCATGGCTGTTCTAATTTCATCCCAGATTTTTTCAATTTCTGTTTGGAAACCATTATGAACATATCCATAGCCATTTGCTGCTTTATCTGGTAAAGCATTTAAGTCTGCTTTAATATCAGAAAACTCAGAAGGCTCAGTACCTCGGAAACATAATACTATTTCGCTTTTATTTGAAACGATATGAACTTGAGCTCCATCGTTTTCAATAAATTTGTGCGAAGTGTAACCAACTTTTTTATATGCAGCCTTGGCTTCTTTTCCATCCATATATGCTATTTGTGCGCATTGCGCCATTAATGAACATTTATTTTCCATTTTGTCTATCCTTTAGAATGTCTTGCATTGTTTTAGTTGCAGTGTTTATAAACAGACGAGGTGCAATTGCATGTATTAATAATATAGGAACTAATCCTTGTAATTTAATAGCAGCTTTTACCGCGCCTTTTGCATGTTCTAAACCAGTTTCACCAACATCTTCTAGATGAGCTTTACATTTTTTACTAAACATTAATCTACCTTATCGTTATTGTAATGAGTTGGGTTTAAGCGCTCATCCATAATAGGTCCAACGTTTTCCCAGTAATTTTTACTCTTCATTACAGTTTCTTGGTATACATGGCAGACAATAGCTCCCATTACAACTCCTAGTACTAATAAAAACCATTTCATTTTAAGTATCCATCCCATGATCGTGCGTCTGTTTCTGTTTCTTTACATTTACATTTAGTACAAACATCGTTGTGGCATTCATCACAATCTGGTCTATAACAATGACATTTATGTCCGCACGTTTGACATGTTCTTGATGGTCCTTGCATATGTTTCTCCTAGTTTGCTAACGGGTTGTCTAATGCTCTCTGTAATTTATTCATTAATGTTGTTTCGAGTTCAGTCATTTCTCTTTTGATTGATGATCTTAAAGCTTCGTTATCGCGTTCAACCTTACCTTCCAAATCAGTCATACGACTGTCGTTGGAATCTCTAAGGTTGTTTGCTTTATTGTCGTATTGGTTTTGTAATGCATCACGTTTATTATCAAAACGTTCTTCAGCATTTTGAATTATCTGTCTTACGTCTGCTTCTAAATCTCGTACTAATTTTTCAACTCTTCTAACTTGCGCGTCCAAATTATTCATTTGGTCTCGAGTATCAACTTTGCCTTCTCTATTTCGTTTTTCAGCATCATCAATTTGTTTTTGAATTGCAGTTAACTGAATAGTAATTTCTTTATTAACATTTGCTAGTGATGCTTCTATTTCTTGATTTCTTGTTTCAATAACATCAACATCAATATTTCGCACAATCTCTTTCATGCCCATGTAATCATCATACACTTGGAAAGCGCCGTATAGTCCACCTAAAATAGAACTGATTAAAGCGAACAACATACCGATCGTTGTGGGAGTCATAGTAATACCTAAGAATTTCATCTTGGTATTTTTTAAATTCTCTACCTCAGCTTCAAAATTCTCAATGCCTTCGCCTAAGTCTTTGTCGGCCATGTTGCTCTCCTTAGTTTTCAAATCCAGAATTGCCGGACTCGTTTAATTTTCTTAGTTGTTCTAATTCTTGTTGTAGTTTTAAAACTTCTAATCTCTTTTTACGCAATTCTAATTGATATAATGAATTGCAATTAATTCTTTCTTTTGGTTTATCAAGTGGTATAGTAATTCGTGCATATACACCAACATCTTTTGTATCAGTTCCGCTGCCACTAAAGGGGCTTGAATAATTATCAATAACTCCAGTAACGCCAAACTCAAAATTCGTTGCACCACCAATAGAGTTTTTACAATCTAAATCTCCAGTACTAATACTATCTTGACCATACGTGGCACCCATCCCTGGGAGCGATAATCCTATAGAACTACTATCAGCATTCGCCATGCATGGCATCAACAATATACATGTTATAATACGTTTCATTATTCACCAACCTTTTTCACTCTAGAACAAATTCTTGAACTTACCGCAGTACGTATCGTATTGTCTTTTTTAAGTTTAGACTGAGAACAAATATATGTTACTATTTTTGCGTCTTGGTCTCTTATAAAAATATCAAACGAAACAGTACTTAAATAAGGTATCTTCCAAACTTTATATTGCGAAACAAATGGAATAGGTTTCCAATCTTCAGTGAATACACCTATTTCATAATATTCAACGTCTGCTCTTTTATTAAACATAGTCATGGTAGTCTTCTGCAGCCCGTCTATATAGGAACCACTAATCTTAGGATAAGTTGGAACCATTTCGTGAGACGAGGCTGCAGCGGATATTGTAATCAAAACTATACTTATAACGAATATCAATCTTTTTTTCATAATCTTTTCCACCTTTATTTAAGAGCTCCAGTTATGGACACCCAGGCCATCTTCTACAACTTGCACCAGATGAACTTGAACTACTGCTCCCACCATTTCATTGAGCGATACACTCCGCTACAACGATAGCCGTATAATTACCACCAGCGAAGGCTTTGTTACCACCCATAACTGCTGATGATGAAGTCTTAAACCAAGTTGATCCTGTCGCTGTTAGATCGTAGCGATCCATCATTCCAATTTCAACCTTGTTAGTTTCATAAGCACTCATACCTGTAGAGTCTGACACTGTTTGCACAACTGTATCACCAGTCCATGTTACAACATCAGGTAAACTTGGTGCTGATGAAAAACTGCTTGGCGCAGTGATTTGGGCATAGTACGCATCAGCCAATGAAACATCAAAACGAATTACTGCTAATTCACCACCGTCTGATGGTGTTGTAGTAAGAGTATACGCATTAGGGTTACCATATGTACCTGCAGTATCTGTTTGAATAACACAACGTGATTGTACTGTTCCGTTAATAGGCGTGTCGTTAGCTAAGACCATTGTTGAGGAAATTGTCATAGCTGCTATCGCACCTAATCCAAAAATCTTTTTACTTAACATTTTTTGTCTCCTAATTAATTGTTTAAATTATATTGCATACCAACCATTTGTTGGTGTAATAATTGCTGTGCGAGACCAACCCGTGCGCCGCTATTTGCATCAGGCATTTTACCATCGGGTATATTAATAACTTCGTTATATGTACCACCCGGTATAGTTACGTTAAGATAAGATCTATTCAATGCAGCTTGCGCAATGTCATTCATTATACTAATTCGTTGATTTTCAGCAAAGTAAGTTGCGGTTTCTCCCGCAGCCATTGCATCTTCCAATCTCATTTTTGATCTCTTATCCTCTTTCATCTCAGCTTCTTTTCTACTATCAGCATCCTCTAAATCATCAGCGTCTTCTTGGACCTCTGCTTGATCGTTGAGTTCAACATCTCCATCTTTTGTCACGTCGTATATATCGTCTAAATCATATTCTATTATTTCAGGAACTGGCTTTTTATATCCTGGGCAGTTTGGATCATATTGCGGATCATAACACGGTGTAACTTTATATGTATAAACAACACTTGCGCCTTCAACCTTACCTTCTCCAACTACTTCAATACTTCCCATTCCCCATAGTTCTCTTGGTATATTACCTACAGGAACAGCTTTACTAATTTCCATACCGGATATAGAACCCGGCTTCCAATCATCTCTTTCTCTAAATATATATCCATTTCCATCTATTCTTTCATTCTGAACATAAACGGTTACCCATTCGCCAGTTTCTTTTTGTATCGTATAGCGGTATATTACGTTTTGTATATCAATCCCAGGAACCCCTTGTGGCAAAAGGTCAGGCATAGACCATTGTAAAGCTTGGTCTGCTACTGCATTTCCAGTATAACCATAATATGGCGCAATGCTCTTAGTCTCCTCAGAGGAAGAGTAAGAAGGCCAGAATGCCAGCGCCAACAGCAGGAGCAACTTTTTCTGCATCTATAGGTCCCATTAATTTAAGTTCTTTTTTAGTTTCTGCTACGTGAGTTTCCCAACCAAGTTTGGCAGCCTCACCAATTTGTCCATCGTACGGGCAGGGTGTTCCGGCTTGCATCATTGCGTCAAAAACACCAGTATCCTGACACATCACGGATACCGCTGCCACCTTCATTCCCATATCATATAATGTTTTTGCATTCTTTAATCTCTGACAATTTTCTTCAGTGAATGTACCACCACCAGAAATACCTAGGATCTGCGTTTGAACCGCAGCTGATACGCCGATAGTACATAAGTCCGTATTATTGCCTGCTGAAAATTGTGGGGAGATTGCTGTAGGAGGTGGTTGGTTAATTGTAGTTTCCATCGTACCAGTAGAATTGATATTACTGTCAGTACCTGATTTTGTACATACGTAACCTGTTGGACATTCAACATCTTCTGCTGAAGCTATCGTTCCCATAGTAATGAAAATCGCGATCAAACATATTGCGTATAACCATACCATTGCTTTTTTAACAAACATAATCTTTCTCCAAATTAATACATGCGATTAAGGCACAACCGCGCAGCCAAATTTTGCTATTCCTTTTATTTATAAATATTAGCGTATTCAACAGAGAATTTAAATGAAATCGAATTGGGAGTGTAACAATTATGTACGAGTATAGAGCAAACATTAATAGAGTAGTCGACGGCGACACAGTAGACTGTGATATTGAATTGGGCTTCGGCGTGGTTTTAGCTGATGAAAGAGTGCGAATTATGGGTATTGATACACCAGAATCGAGAACATCAGATAAAGTCGAAAAGGTTTTTGGTCTAGCAGCCAAAGAACAGTTAAAGAAATTATTAGGTAAACAATGTATTCTTAAAACACAAATTGCGCGTAATGGTGAGGATATGAAAGGTAAATTTGGACGTATCCTTGGCGATTTTATTGCTGAAGATGGTAGAATGATTACCGATATCATGGCAGAAACTGGACACTGCGTTCCTTATATGGGTGGATCTAAAGAAGATACACAAGCAGGACACGAGGCGAATAGAAAACGTTTATTGAGCGAAGGTGTTGTATCAAAAGAAGCATACGACAAAGCAGTAAAAATTATGGAAAAGAAGGCGAAAAAGAATGGATAACTTTACGTTAGCAGAATTACAAGAAATGGTTGACAACTTAAGTACTGGTACTATTTTAGCGTCAGCAGTTTACGTACATATGAATGCATCAGGCGAAGGCGTATACGATGCAACAGATACTGACGGCGACAATGGACACGTTTATATAACCGATCGCGGGGCTTCTGGATTTACAATTAATATAAATTCATTAATTACTGCGGAAGACGTTGTACATACATACCCTACATATGGTGAAAACGAAGAAGGTGAAATGATTGTAACTGGTGAATCTGGTAAAAACCAAGTTGCTGAAGACGAATATAATTAAAATAAACTTAAATTAACTATTGACATTCCTGTTCTAATATGGTAAATTAGAATCAACAAATAAAGGAATATGTTATGAAAAAGTTTAAACTATATCAAATCCAAATGACAAACGAAATCGTTGATGCGGTTAATGCTGGTAAAACAGTACCTGCATATTCAGCAAAGATGAAAATGTCAATGGATTTAAGAGGAACTAACATCGGTAACTTAGCCGGTGATGCTTTTGCTGAAGAGTATTACACACATGTTTCAACTATTACTGCTGAAGACTTTAACCAAGTTTTTGAAATTGGTAACATTGGTCCAGAGTCAAACATCGAAAGATTTTCACGTATGGCATCCGTATCAATAGGTGATATAATTGTTGACGACGAAGGTACAATGGTTGTTGTTGCTCCAACAGGTTTTGTAGCTTTTGCGTATTTTCCAAAATTAGCAGCCTAATTTAACTATTGACATTCTCTTTAGAATCAGTTATATTAGAATTAAATAAACAAAGGAAAATACTATGACAACTTACAATATCGAGCTTGACATATCTCACGAACCAACTAACGAAGAGGTTCAGCAATTCGCAAAAGATCACGGGTGTTCGGCAACTCTATTACAAGCTAATGGTCCTGCTGGTGGTAATCCACTTTACCTATTTCAATCTGATAATTTTGACCATCTTGATGAATTGGCTTCTCAAGTCTTGGGAGTAAATACAGACATTGAATTTATCAAAACTTCAATATATCAAAATTAACTATTGACATTCTCCTTAGAATCAGTTATATTGATTATATAAACAAATGGAAAGAGAATCAAAATGCGTATCGTAATTAAAGACATTATGAAAGTTTGTAAATGCTCAGACAAAGTTGCACTTAACATTGAAGAGCAAATGGAAATTGAAGGTTTTGATTTTTCTCAGGCAACTAAAAAAGAATTTCGCATTGCTGCTAAATTCGCTATGATGGAAATATAAATAAAGGAACTCTATATTATGAAAACAGTAATTAAAGCAAGTGACGTTGGAAGCACACTAACACATAAGCCAAACAATCGTGCAAAGGCAGTGTTTAAAACACTAGACCAAGGTCAGTATGCTATTGAAGCAAAAAATATTTTGATGGAAAATGTTAAAACTGGCGAAGTATGGGAACTTGGCTCTTCCACACCAGTATACTCGAAAGAGTTAATTGAATATCAAATGTTAATGCCAAAGGATCGTCTATTAGAAACATTTCCTGGGATTGTAGGAAAGTTTTTTGAAAGCCGAGGAACGTGGTCCGACAAAGACGAGTGGAACGTAAAGTACACTCGAGCATAATTCAGAGGCGGGTATTAGAGAGTAAAGACTAATATCGGCCAATGAAAAGCCTAACAGCCAATGTACAAGGTTTTGTTAGGTGGGTATAATCGCCGGTACCGAAGGAAACCCGGACGTTTGCTACTAACGAGATTGTAGATAAGGGGAGAGGCACTGCAGAAAGTCTCTCCCACGAAAACTATATTAACCTGCGTCTTGCAAATGAGGGAACCGGACCTAAACTTTGCCAGACAATATCGTCAAAGAACCAAGGCGCAGATTAATATAGTTTAACAGGGTGTAGCTCAGTATGGTAGAGTGTCGCACTTGGAATGCGAAGGTCGTTGGTTCAAGTCCAGCTACCCTGACCAATTGGCAGGATCAGCCTAGGAGAGGTGTAACACACAGCCTAAAGATCACATAGAAGACCCGAGTAATAGGGAGGTTATTAATTTAGCCTCCCTATTTTTGTTTTATTTTTTGCCTACTGCATCAGCAGCAAAGAATGCTGAAACCAATACCGCAATTGATGCAAAGTATGTTGGTGCAATATCAGCAACTAATCCAGCCGCTGTGTCTAAGTTTAACCAAGAAGTTAAAATGATTGCTAATGGATATACTAATAATCCAATAAGTGAAAACCAAGCCATTTTACGGATAGCGTCACGCTGAGCGTCTTTATCCTCTAATGCTTTGCGTTTGAATTCTAAATGCATTGCCATTTCTTCAGCTGAGATATGACCGTCTCCGTTCACGTCAATAGCTGCCGCTGCTTCTGCATCGATAGTTGTCTTGTCTGCCATGTTATTCTCCATTAAATTTATATGCGCATTACAAAGACTTCAATACTTTTATTTATTATAAATAACTGTAATGCCTAGTCAATTTAGCAAAGGAGATGAACATGGCCATTAAAGTATCGACGACAACTGTCATAGATAACGCATTACAAATGCAAAACATCGCAACGATGGATACAGTTACCCAAACCACAATTATTGATTTCATTAAAGCTGTTGACCACAAACTTATTATACGTGACTCAGCTGGTAATGAAACTTTTAGAATTTACGGCTTGCCAGCGTAATGGCAGGTTGGATATTACAAGGTGATTTAACGGGAGCTGGCGTTGGCCTTGATATGCCAAACCCAGCCTTTGACCCGTATGAAGGTCAGGTATTACGAAGAATTGCTTATTTGTATTCTTTAAATACCACCGTTAATTTATCGGTAGTTAATTCTGGTGGAAATTTAGGTACGATAGGTTCTGACACAAGAATGCAGGCTGGTGCAAGTACATCTACAACTGCAGCTCAAGGTGGCTTTGCTACCTCAGGCAATACACCTGACATATCCACCGTCGCAGGCGGTACATACGCTCGTATTAGCCAATCAGTAAGCGGTTCTCCTCCTGCATTACCTACTGATACAGACTTGCATAGGTTTCCATTGCTTATGACTCCAACTGCTGGCGATCTTCAGTCTATGGACTTGGCTGATTGCTACGAATTCTTTATTGCACCAGCAATGGCAATTATTCAAAACGGAACAGTAGATGCCAACTCGGGTGGCATGTATCATATATCTTCATCAAGCAGTGTTTCCGGTTCAACACTAATATCATCAACACCGGTATTCATTGATACTAGAGCAAATGCTGCCGCGTACACTGCGGGAGGCATTGGTGAAACTCAGGACCAACCTACGACTGTTAGTAATTATTATTTACATAAAGTTACTCCGGCAGCCAACACGCCTAGCTTTATGCCAGTATATTGGAGTTACGCAAATAGCGATATAAGAGAAATGTCTTTATCTATGTTTGACGATATATTTGGACCAATGATACAAAACGCTGCAGTGAACGGAACAGGCATAGCGGGTTTTGATTCAGTTTTAAGATATAACTTAAATGGATCTGGTAATACTATGGGTTCAGTAATGGCTGATACAAGATTAAGTGGTTCATCAGCTTCTGGTTATACACAAAGATTTGTAAGTACGTCTGATTATCGAACACAAGAGTTTCCTAATGGTACTCCCACAACAATCAACTCTTATACATTAAAAGCAACATTAACTAACTAAGGATTTATATTATGGCAGAATTTAGTGGCGCGGTTGACGCGGCGTATTACATGGATGAAAACTACAGCTTAATTGAAGTTGTATATACAAATCCTAATAACGAAAAAGTTAATTACATGGTTGAAGTAGGAGACAATGCAGATTATAATGCGTTAGTTTCAGAAGGTTGGGATCCAGAAAAGCTTGTTGAAACTACTTCAGAATTTAAAAGAGAAAGCGCTCGTGAATTTGGTGAATTAGTTAATGCGCAAGCGCAAGCCTTGGCAGAGGAAATGCTAGGAATGCGTTTCCTTATGGAACGTAAAGAAATTCTCGAAAAGCAAACAGCTGAGCTAGACCAACAGACACAAGAAAAAGAAAATCAACTATTAAGCCTTGACCAAGATGTTAAAGTAAAAACAAACAAAGTTGACCACGCAGTGTATGACTTTATTCGCGACAATAACGAAAGCAAAGAAGAACTCTTTAAGTTTAAACTTTGGGCATTAGAACAAGACGTGGTTAAAAAATCTGACAAATCAATTAAGTCTTCTATACGTAAGTCAACTCGTATTACATCAGCAATGGCGATTTACAACGATCTCTTATAAAAAACTTGTAGGTCTATTGGTTTGAAAAGGATTAAGACACGCTATGATAAAGTCTACTTCCTTTTTGCTCAATCCTGTTTCTAAAAGTTTTGTCGTAAATTTTGGTACTATATTTTTGTAAGTTGTTTGATAATTTTTCTTGGCTAACTCTGAATTTTTCTCATCATTTAAATATGGTACACTACCTATCATGCAAGTATATATTACACAGGCATACGCAAAGTAATCATCTGTATAGTGTACGTTAGCTAGTAAACTTTCATATGGTCTACTAAAATGTCTACCTGATCCTAACAAAGGTGTGAGAATTACATCAAAACGCACTGAAGCATCAAAATCAAAATACCTAAACTGGCCTTCGTTATAAGCTATGTTTTTAAGAGTATAGTCTAATAAAACGTAATTACTACTATGAACAATATCAAATAACTCTTTAGTGTATTTTGTAAAATTTCTTATAAGTTCTTTAGTTGGTGTAATATGTACACAATCAAGTGGCTCTCCTTCAACCCATTCTTTAATAAGTCTGCCATTGTTATAATCTATTATTTCTGGCAAAGACTCGTGGTTTATATGTAGGAGTGCTTCGTATTCAT